TGACGGAAGTTTCTCCCCAGCCTCAAAAAAACCCCTGCGTTCATATTAGAAAGCCCCCCTCGGTTGAGTCTTTTGCCTAGTACAGGCATTATTGTTACTTAATTTAAGCTGTGTTTCGCTCGGCGCTTGTGTTAAGCTGTGAAACATGGAAGAGGGCTTGCCTACCTGTGCCGACGTTAGTTGCGCCGTTGAACGCCCGACGTCAAATCTAACTGTTCTGTTCGGCCTAGGCTGGGTGGAAATCAACGGGCGCATCTACTGTGACCTCTACGGTCCGGCTGAGGCGTACAAGGCACGAAGGAAGAAAAATTCGGCGGAATAAGCGGAAGTTTTCGCAGGTTGCAGCCGTTATGACACAACCCGGTTACCGGCACCGCATCCTCGTGATGGACCGTTCCGGCAGCATCGACGGCATCCTTGCCGGTCAGCAGTCAGGGCTGGCGGAGTTCTTCAAGGCTGAAGCGCAGGTCCCCGGCAACGCGACGTACTCCCTGTGGGACTTCGACGACGAGATCCGCTGCGTTCATTCTTTCGCTTCACGGGAGGAAGTGCGGGGTTACCAGATCGAGCCCCGCGGCCTGACCGCGATGTACGACGCTGTCGGCGACGCCGTCGAGACGGAGGGCACGCGCTTGGCAGAGCTGCCGGAGGACAAGCGCCCTGAAGACGTCACGGTTATCATCGCCAGTGACGGCCTTGAGAACGCATCGCGCTACCGGAGCGGTTCTGAAGTAAGGAACCTGCTCGCGGTCCAGCAGGACGCCTATAAGTGGCGCGTTATCTACATGGGCACTAACCAGGACGCTTTCAAGGAAGGAGGCAAGATCGGCACACGCCGCGGGTCTACCGTGAATTACGTGAGCACCAATGACGGTGCGGTTAATACCTGGCAGTCCGTGGGTTCCATGATGAAACGAGCCCCGCCGGCTGCGGCGAGCGTCGGCGGCTACGAGTTTACGGACGACGAACGGGAACTAGCCGAATCCGCGGAAAAGGAAGACGAATGACGGCGGTAAACACAGTTCCAGCTCCAGCGCATGCTCTGCGGGGCGTCTGTATCTGTATGTGCGCTGGCTGCCGCGGCGTTCACGGTGGTGTCCAGCACTGCCGTATCGAGGCTTTCGGCTGCAAGCCTTGACCTGCCGGCCGGGTATCCTGAGGCTGCGCTCAGCGGGTCCTCTTGCGGTCTTGCCCTGCGTGCAGCGGCGAAGCCGGACCGCGTCAGCCGCTGCGGGCGCGCTTACTTTTCTGCGGTTTCCGCTGGTTTGCTGAAGTTCCGGCGGGATCGCGCCGGTTCCCGGTAGTTTCCGGGAGTCCGCGGACGGACATGAGGAAGCCCTCGTCTCAGTCGGGAGGCGAGGGCTTCCGTGTTCCCCGTGGCACCGCACTTCTAGCTTAGCGACTTCAGCCAGGCGATGATCTTCTCGCAGCCGGCGATCAGCTCCTGGAGCAGGTTTTCTGTCTGCGGCGGGGCCGGAAGTGGTGCCGGGGGTGCTGGTTTTGGCGGGGTTACCGCGGCGGGGAAGGGTTTTCCGGTGATCGCGGTGTAATCCGCGGCGAGCTGTGCGATATCGATCCCGGCGAGGAAATCCTTGCTCAGCAGGTGCTCGGGCCAGATAACGACCCAGGCTTCCTGGACCTCGCTGGACCAGAACTGGTCGGTGAAGCTGGTTTCCTGCGCCCAGGTGACGAATCGCTCGTCGCCGCCGAGGGGGCCGCTGCCGGGGGTGCCGTAGCCTGCGGTGACGATGCTGTGGCCGCCGTCGACCGGGCTGCCCGGCACGTAGCTCCACGGCTGGCCGTTGCTGAACTCCTGCTGGTTGACGTCGAGTACGTTGATGCCGGTCCAGACATACCCGAACAGCGCGATGGCAGCTTTGACTTCAGCCGGGTTCGTGTAGTCGACCGCGGCGTAGCCGACTGCCTTGATCCCGTCCGGGCCGCCGTTGCCGATCAGGTCTTCGATAGCGGTCTGGATGTCCATTCCGTTGTCGTTGCCTGAACCGGGACCGCTGACGGATCCGCCGTTCGGGTCGAATCCCGGGTTCTGCGTCTTGTAGAACTGCCAGACCATCGCCTGATCCGGGTAGGCAGGCGTACCGAGCGTAGTGGTGACCAGGCGCCGGATATTCGCCCAGGTGACCGCGACGCAGTCTCCTGCCTGGTCGTTGCCGAGCATCTGCCAGCCGCCGTTCAGCGCGGCGATGTAGTCCTCGGACGGCGGGACGGCCGGGACGATGCCGGTCAGGTAGTTGCGGAGCTGGGGCGCGGCAGCCCGCTTCGGCGACCGGCGGCCGTACTTGCCGGGGGTACGTGTCACGGTAATCCTTTCGTCGTACCTGTGGCTGGCACTGCTAAGCACCTATAGTGGGTATTGCGCGGCGTCCTTGTGGGACTTTTCTCCGGACACGGCCGTGTGGGCGTCGCGCATACGCACCGGCTCCCGTACTGGGCCGCGGTATCAGGGTCAGCTTACGATGGCAGCATGGTTCTGCTTACTCCTCTTCGCTGGCGTACCCGGCTGCGCTTGTGGTTCAGCAGTAAAAGGGATGGTTTGGCTATTGCCTTGTGCAACCGCGGTCACGATCGTGCAGCTGAGTTCCTGTGGCAGCGGACAGGGGGGTTCTGATGCCTGGCACGTGCACGAAGGTGCGTTACCGGAGTGAGCTTGATGCAAAGATCGCGCTTTCCCGTATCAGCCGTAAGCAGCACGAACGGCGTTTCCGGAGTGAAAAGCGGCCGTACCGGTGCCCGTTGTGCAACGGTGCCTGGCATCTGACGAGCAGGGAAGCTTGATGGGCACCTGGTTCCCGGCTAAGCGGGACAGCAAGTGCTCGCACTGCCCGAACAGGATTGCCAAGGGCGACGACATTTACGCCAAGAGCACGGGTATCTACCTGTGCCAGGGCTGCGGCCTGCTCGCCGAGAACGCGCCGCAGGTGACGGGCGACGTCGAGACGTCGGTGCTGACGGAACTGGGCAAGCTTCCCCCGGAGGCCGGCGAAGGCGCTCTTGCGCAGTCGATGCTCTACCTGGCCCGCCAGCTCGACCAGGGTGACGTCGGGCCGCGCGAGGTACCGAACTACACCAAGGAAATCCGGATCGGCCTGATGTCCCTGCATGACATGTTTCCCGCATCTGACGACGATGACGAGACTGATGCGGCCCGCAGCAAGCGTGAGCGCCGGGCACGGGAAGCCGGCGGGTACTGACTGCGGAATAACCGGCCGGGAACCGCGGTTGCACGGGCCATGACAGATAGAAGTTTTGCGAACGGCAACGGTAACAGTCACGTCTACGGTCCGGATATGCGGCTCGGCAGCCCTGTTCCGTTCTGGCTGCGCAACCCGGAGTGGCTGATGGCCCGTGCGGTGTCTACCACGTTCTGGGAACTGATCTAGTGACCGTGCCGCTTCCCTACCCGTGCTGCGTGCACTGCGGGTGTCCTGAGGGTGCGCGTGACGGGCACGAGATTCCCTGTACGTGCCAGAAGGCGTCGCGGTGACCCGGGAGCAGCTCGTGGACAACGTGGCGAAGCTCGTAGCGGGCCTGCAAGTGCCAGCGAGTATCAGCCACCAGGCTCTCGGTGCCGCGTACGATCCGTGGTGCGAGCTGCTGCACGAGGCTAACGGAGGTTTCGGCTGGACGACGGCCGATCAGTGCCGTGAGGCATTCACGAAGATACTAGGAGGAACAGATGAATTTCCCGCGCCCGAGTCCTGACCCGCCGCCGCGGCTGCCGCGCCGCAAGCACTGCGGTGTCTGCGACGATTACGGTGTTGTCAGCGCCAGCTGGGCATACAGCCGCGGTCCTGCCTGCACCTGCGGGGCGGACAGCAACAAGGGCAACGTCTGGGGTTACCGGGCTGACGAGATGATCCTGCACGATTACGACTGTGACAGCCTGCCGTGCCCGTTCTGCCCGCTGCTCAGCGAACTAGGGGCCTGACGGACTGGATGTGCGCATAAGGCAAGAGTCTAGCCACCCATGCCGCGTACCCCATACGATCGACGCCGGGGTTCTTGCCTGCGCTTCGTAAGATCGGAGCGTGAGTGCTACTTCCGGTGCCCTGTTCGGCGCGCAGCGGCCGAGGTTCTTTACTGTCCCTCCGCGGCATGTCACGCCGGACAACGGCTGCAGGATCTGCGCGCTTCTGGGAACGGACTACCCCCCGGGTACCGGGTGCGGCGATGCGCAGGCAGTTGACGTTCTCGAATGGGCGAAAGACGCGGCGGGGTTCAACCCGGACCCGTGGCAGGAATGGTGCCTGACTAACGCTCTCGGCGTGCTGCCCGATGCTACCTGGGCTGCGTCTGACGTCGGGCTGATCGTGTCCCGGCAGAACGGCAAGGGCACCATCCTGGAGATCCGGGAGCTGGGCGGTCTCTTCGTGCTCGGCGAAGAGCTGATCATCCACACGGCGCACGAGTTCAAGACGTCTGCCGAGCATTTCCGCCGGGTGAAGGCTGTTTTCGATGACCATCCCGCACTGCGTAAGCGGGTTAAGCGGATCGCGGGCAGCCACGGCGAGGAAGCCATCGAGCTGTTTCCGCAGCCCACTCTGATCTTCGGGCCGGGCCGCAAGCAGATCACCCGCCGTGTTGCCGGGCGCCTGCGGTTCCTGGCGCGGTCTAAGGGCGCAGGCCGTGGTTTCTCCTGCGACTGCCTGGTGTACGACGAGGCGATGATTCTGTCCGAGGACCAGCTGGCTGCGTCGCTGCCCACGATGTCGGCCCGTGCGAACCCGCAGATCTGGTATGCCGGGTCGGCGGGCGATGAAGACAGTGCCCAGTTCGGTTCTGTCCGCAATCGGATCGTCCGGGATACGAAAGACCTGTTCGGTGCCGAGTGGAGCATCGACCCGCATAACGATGCCTGCCCCCGCGACGAGATTTCCGGCCGTGAGACCAATTACTTCATCGTCTGCGATAAGCACGACGACCGCGATGTTCCGGCCAGCTGGGCGAAAGCAAACCCTGGTTACGGTTACCGCATCTCGGAGAGGTTCACCCGGAACACCGAGATGGCGAACATGCCGCCGTTCAAATTCGACCGGGAACGCCTGGGGGTCGGCAACTGGCCGCAGCCGGAGGCACCGTGGGCGGTTATCAACGAGATTGCCTGGCAGAAACTGGCCGTTGATTCAGACGCAGCCGGTTTTCCCGTTCCGCCGCTGGTGTTCGGCATTGACGTGGACGAGGACGGCCGCAGTGCCACGGTCAGCGCTGCCTGGGACCACGGCAGCGGGAAGGTCGTGCTCGAAATCCCCAAGGGCTGCTCGCGGCAGGGCAGCGACTGGGTGATGGAGAAGATGGAGGCCCTGTACGAGAAGAAGCGGCCGCTGGCCGTGGTCATCCCGAAGAGCGGCCCGGCTGCGGCGCTGATCTCCGACGGGAAGAAGAAATGGCGTGACCGGCTTGTCGAGATCGGCACCGCGGAAGAAGCCGCTGCCTTTGCCTGGTTCCTTCAGCAGGTCCGGGCGGAGGCCCTGTGGCATTTCGGCCGCGAAGGTGCTCCGACGCTGTGGCATGCTGTCGCCACGGCAGCGACCCGGCAGGTCGGCGACGGCGGCAAGGCATGGTCCCGGCGCGACAGCGAAAGCGATATCACGCCGGTTACCAGCGCTACCCTGGCCGCGTACGTGCTGAACCGGGAACGGCGCAGCTACGACCTGATGTCTTCGATCGGCTAACCCTCCTGCGGGGAACTCATCATCGCGATGAATTCGTCGGTGCGGGCCACCATGTCGCTGATGGCGTCTCCGGTTTCCTGAGCCGACGCGAGCATGCGGAACGGGCCGGAAATCTGGCTGGCCGGGACGGGTTCGGTGCAGACTGGCTCGAAATCCGGAAGCTCAGCTGTCTGGTCCAGGTAGCGGGCGAGCCCGGTTTCCGGCCAGTCCCATGTCAGGCCGTCCCACGGCGGCATCGTCGTCCCGGCTACTTCCTGTTCCCATGCGGTGCGCATTTCGCTGTCCGCCCGGTGCTCGCGGCGGTTCACGGCGAAACTCACCCCGACGATGAACATGATCCCCGCGGCGATTCCGGTCATCAGGGCCGCGGTCAGGTAAGAGGCGCTCACTGGCAGACCCAGGGGGCGAAGCCGGGCTGTCCGGCCTTGATCGCTGCGTTGTACTTCGCCACCGCGTTCTCTGCGTTCACGACGGGATTCTCCAGGTTGCCCGGGACAACGGAGCCGAGGATCTGCCAGATGCCCGTTGCCCCGGAGCGGTTGTAGGCGCGGGGATTGAAACCGCTCTCGCAGTAGGCGATCTGCACAGCCTTGCTTTCAGCCCACGCCGGGCCGCCTGCATCCAGCCACAGGGCGCCGACAGCCGATGCCGACAGGGCGCCGCCTGAGTAAGAGTAAGAAGACGCAATCGTGACGGCCTGGTAGCCGGTGCTGTGCTTCACGGGGGCTGCTTTCCGGACAGGAGGCGCGGGCGGCGTGTAGCCGGGGTCGTAGCAGTGCATCTTGAGAACCTGGCCGGCCAGGAGGCGGTTCGGGCTGGTCAGCGGCGGGTGGTTCGCGGCGTACAGGCCGCTCCAGTCGGCAGCGGTACCGCAGTAGGCCGCCGAGATCGAGGAGAGCGTTTCGCCTGCCCGGACGGTAACCGGCTGGTTCTGCCGGACCCGGTAAGCCGCCAGGACGCGGGCGGTGTCCTGGCCCGGCTGTCCTTTCGCGGCGACGGCAGCTGCATGAACGGGCGCGGTGCGGGCAGCCTGGGTGACAGGGGCCGCTGAAGCCGCCTGCGTGCCCAGTGCGGCGACCAGCCCGGCGCCTAGCACCAGCAGCCCTGACAGTCCCGTCAGAGCAGCCCGTGAGTAAGCAGAAAGGGGCATAGGAACCCTGATCCGCATGTGTATCCTTTGCTCGTTGATTGGTACCGCGAGCGGGGAAAGACTTGCCGGTACGCCCCCGTGAAGCGGTCGTTTAACGCCCGACGATAACAGCCGGGTCTCGCATCCGGCCATTGAATCGCCCAAAGAGCCCTCTCGGGCGCCTCCCCGGGAGGGCTCTTCGCAGGTAACCTGACCCCATGACCGCCGTGATGGACCGGACCGTTGTCGACCTGCTCAGTAGCCAGGCTGACCAGATCGCCGTGGCGAACCCGCCGTCCAAGGTCGCCCTGACGGTTATCGCTTTTCTCTTTACCGCGCTCGGCTGGACAGCCGGCCGGACTTGGTTCCACCTGGCTAAGGTCGTCGCGTTCACGACGCTGGCCGTCCGCTACGGGTACCGGCAGGGCGCTAAGGTTCCCGTTGAAGTCAAGGCGCAGGCTGCGCCGTCTTACCCGCAGTGACTGCGATGCCCTGGGACCGGCCGGAACTAGAGGGCTGGGACATTATCGGCATGAACCACTACACGCTGGGCGGTGAGCGCCGCCTGTTCGTCGCGATGGTGAAGGGCAGCCGGTGGATCCGCGCTGAGGGACCTGACGAAAACGCTGTTTTCGGTGATCTCGCGGCGCAGGCGGCAGGGACCGGACCGTAGCAGCTGGCTATGCCCGCAGGTTGCACCCCTGTACCCTTTGCTGGTAGTGGTGTCCTACGGCCGTTAGCACGGAGCTAGGAATCCCCTTTAACCGAAGGGATTCCGGGCTGTGGGCCTGCTTGATAACATCCGTGCTTCCGCTGAGGAGCAGCGTGTTATCGGCGGCGTCCCCTGGCGCCCCTGGGAGAACCCGTTCTGGCGGTTCGATACCGGCGGTCCCGCGCACCCGACCCGGCAGTTTTTCGGCCCGCAGGACGCGATGGGCCTTCCGGCGCTCTATGCCGGCGTCAAGCTTCTCGCTGACAATGCGGCTTCGCTGCCGCTGCGCGTTTACCAGAGCATCGACGGCGGCGGGGGCTACGGAGTCAGCAAGCACCGGCTGTACGGCGGCCCCACCATTTTCGACAAGCCGTCGGTTATCGGGACGTTCTTTGACTGGATGGCCCAGGCGATGGTGTCGGTGCTGCTTCAGGGCAACGCCTGGGGCTACATCACCGGCAAGGACGGCTACGGGTTCCCGACGGGAATCGAATGGGTGCCGCCGGAAGACGTCTACGTACTCGAAGCGCAGGACCAGCGGACCGCTAATCCGCTCAAGGCCCGCGTGTTCGTCTACGGCCGCGAAGTCCAGTGGTACGGCCCGGATTCCGAGGTCTTCCACGTCCGCGGCGTCACGCTGCCCGGCCGGGTCGAGGCTATCTCGCCGATGCGGGCATTCGCCCTGACTATTTCCGCTGGCAAGGAAGCCCAGCGGTACGGCACCAGCTGGTACGAAGGCGGCGGTTTCCCGCCGGGCACTTTCCATAATGCCGAAATGGAAGTGAACTCTGCACAGGCTGCGGAGATCCGTGCGGAGCTGGTCAAGTCGCTGCGCCGCCGCGAGCCGCTTGTCTACGGCCGCGACTGGGACTACAAGCCGGTTACCGTCCCGCCGTCTGAAGCGCAGTTCATCGAGGCGATGCAGCTTAACGCGACGCAGATCGCCGCGATTCTCAACTTGCCGCCTAATAAGCTCGGCGGCCTGAGCGGCGACAACCTGCACTACTCGACGCAGGAGCAGGACACCCTCGCGATCATCGAGGCGCTGCGCCCGTGGCTCGTCCGGTTCGAGCAGAGCTTTTTCGATCTGCTGCCGCGGAACAGGTTCACCCGTTTCTATACCGACGCACTGCTCAAGACCGATCTCGAAGCCCGCATGAACATGTACCAGATCATGCGGAATACAGGTATCCGCACTGCCGACGAGATCCGTGAGCTAGAGGACCTGCCGCCGCTGAAAAACGGCATCGGCGCCGAGGAACTGCCGCTGACCACCATGAACGCCATGGGCACCCGTGCCGGGGCGATCCCGAAGAGCTTCCTCAAGTCTGTCGTACTTGAGATCGACGTCGCTGCCGACCGGCTGATCAAGCTGGAGCAGACCCTGATCGCTCAGGGCAAGCTCCCGCAGGCCGTACTCCCGCAGCCGGGTCAGGGAGGCGCGGGCGGTGCGGGGGGCGCAGGCAGTTCCGGTGGTGCATCCGGTCCCGGCGCTACGCCCGGCGGGATAAGCGGTCCCCCGGCAGCACCTGCTGTTACCGGTCCGGTGCCGCCTGCCGGCAAGGTCCCGATCGGCAAGCCGAACGCGCCGCTGCCGCTTGCCCAGGACCCGGCTTCTTTCCTCGCCTCGCTGATCAGTGTCCAGCGGGATATGAGCGCTGACTACGAGATGCGCGAAACGGCCCGGCACCTTTACAACAGCATCGCCGAGCGGGCTAACCGGATCGCTGCGCAGGAGCCGGACGAATACGTTCCCGAGTCGCATCTGCTCGCCCCGTGGGTTCCGGGCCGCGACGACCTGCGCGAGATCGTTCTTTCCGCGAACGGACACAAGCGATGACACGTTGTACAGCAGGTAGCAGGTGCCTAACCTGTTCAGCAGGGGCAGTGCAGGCTGCACTTTTCGAGAAGGGAACCAGCTGAGATGGCTGTCCTTACAAGCCAGGGGCGGGACAACCTTCCCGACTCGGCATTCGCCTACATCGAGCCAGGCGGCAAGAAGGTCAACGGCAAGACCGTTCCCGGCAAGCTGCGCCACTACCCCGTCCACGATGCCACCCACGTCCGGAACGCGCTTGCCCGCGCCGGCCAGGGTGCCCGTTTCGCGAAGGAAGCCATGCCCAAGATCCTTTCCGCGGCCAAGCGGATGGGCGTCGAGCACGAGACGGCCAATACGGGCCGGTCTTTCGACTCGCTTCACCCTGAAATCCGCTTCATCGGCGACGTGCCCGAGATCCGGTCGGCCGGCGAGGACCAGCCCCTGCACATCGCCGGCTACGCAGCGGCGTTCGGCAAGCTGTCGCGCCGGATGGGCGGTTTCGTCGAGCGTGTCATGCCCGGTGCTTTCGACGTGTCCCTGCGCTCCGTTGCGGACGGGGACAGCAGCGTCAACCTCGTCTGCCGGTTCAACCACAAGGACGACATGCTGCTCGGCACCACGCAGGCTGGCACCCTGCAGCTGGCGGTTGACGAGCGCGGCCTGCATTACGACGTGCTTCCTCCTGAGTGCCGGTCTGACGTAGTCGAGTACGTGAAGCGCGGGGACGTCCGCTACAGCTCCTTTGCATTCCGGTGCGCGGTTCCCGGCACCGACGACGAGTGGGGCGTTTCCGATTTCGGGCTGCCGCTGCGGTCGCTGCACAACGCCGAGCTGATCGACGTCGCGCCGGTCACCGACCCCGCTTACCGTGACACCACGGCCGTGGCCCGCAACATGACCGGCGCCGTGGAGTCGCTGGCCATGTGGGTCGACGCCGAGCCCGCCGAGGTCCGCAGCATGCTGGAGGCCGGCCAGGCGAGCCGGTTCTTCACCCGGACCGACCGGCCGTCCGCACCGGAAGCCGTTCCCGAGGTCCGGGACAGCAAGATGCTCGACGACCCGGCTGTCGCCCTGCGGAACTGGAGCTACGCGCCCGATGGCACTGACGTCACCTGGGACCAGCACCTCGAAGAGACCCGTGCCATGCACAACCGCGACACCATGTGCCGCAAGTACGTAGACGGCGAGCCCTGCGTGATGGGCGCGGGTCACGACGGCGACTGCACCGGACGGTGCTGGGGACGGCCTGACGGGCTGCCCTGCGCGATGGCCAGCGGGCACCACGGCGCGCACACCCCGATGGAAGTCGACGACGGCGCCGGCCGCGGCCCCGGACGTCCGCGTACCCGGGACGCGGAAGAGACCGAGGACACCCAGTCCCAGGAAACGCGGGAGCAGGAAAAGCACACGCTGTCCGGTCCAGAAGCGCTGATGCAGGTTCTTGCGATGCGCGAGCAGCTCACCCTGATCGACTAAGCCCGCGATGCCCGACATCCCGCGCCTGCTTCAGCAGATGGAGCAGCGCCTCAATCAGAAACTGGAGACAATCATGGCAGCTCAGGACGACATCAACACCGCTGCAGCCGACATCACCGGGCTGCTGACCGACATGACGGCTGACATCGCCGCGATCGGGACCGGCGTGACCGCGATCAAGGCGGCCCTCGCGGCGCTTCCGCAGAACGTCGACACCACGGCACTGGACGCCGCCGTCGCGCAGATCGCCGCAGCGCAGGCGAACCTGGACGCTTCGACGGTTTCCGTGACGAGCCTGGTCCCGCCGCCCAGCGCCTGATTTCAGGTCAGCGGCTGCCGCAGGAGTACCCGGAAAGGAGAGCCCGTGTCCACCTGGTACTTCTACGACGACGGCGACATCGGCCTGGGACCTGTCCTGGTCCCGGCCGAGCGCCGCGGTGTCGTAGAGAAGTCTGTGGCAGACGAGGTGTACGGACAGCTCACGGCGGATTACCCGAAGGCTTCGCTGAACTGGGTGCACCATGCCGCCTGGGAACTGCCGCGGATCATCCCGTTCAGCGACCTCAATATGGGCAGCAGGGCACACTGGCGCGCAACGCACGAACCGGAGCGCGTTGCGGAATTCGCCGCCAGGATCAAGAAGCGCACGGCTAAGGGCAAGACACAGCTGAAGAAGCCC